ATGCGATTTTTTGGTCATCTGCCGTGGCGGCGCCCGGTGGAGCACGAACCTGTGCGCGAAGAAAAGGCGGCGGGCGGTTTTCTGGTGCTGTCTGGCGAGGCGGGGCGGGCGCATTGGTCGGGGCGGGGGTATGGCGCGCTGTCTCGCGAAGGTTTCATGCGCAACCCGGTGGCGCATCGGGCGGCGCGGATGGTGGCGGAGGCTGCGGCATCCGTCAGCTGGTTGCTGTATGAGGGTGACGACGAGATTGGTGAGCACGCGCTGTTGCGGCTGCTGGCGCGTCCCAACGGGCAAATGAGCGGGCCGGATTTCTTCGAGGCGCTCTACGGGCATCTGCTGCTGTCCGGCAATGGCTATATCGAGCCGCTGATGGTTGGCGAGCGGTTGCGGGAGCTGCATTTGCTGCGGCCCGACCGGGTCGGCATTATCGAGGGCGCGGATGGCTGGGTGGCGGCATTCGATTATCGCGCCGAGGGGCGTGCGGCCCGGCGCATTGCGGCGGATCGAGATGGGTTGGGGCTGCTGCATCTGAAACTGTTCAACCCTCTGGACGACCATAACGGATTTTCACCGCTGGCGGCGGCGGGTGCGGCGCTGGATCTGCACAATGCCGCCAGCATCTGGAACAAGCGGTTGCTGGACAACTCAGCTCGCCCCTCCGGCGCGCTGGTCTATCAGCCCAAGGAAGGCGGCAATCTTTCTGCTGACCAATACGAACGGCTGAAACGGGAGCTCGAGGAGGGCTATGCAGGTGCCGTGAATGCCGGACGTCCGCTGCTGCTGGAGGGCGGGCTGGACTGGAAGAGCATGGGGCTTTCGCCGAGGGATATGGATTTCATGGAGGCCAAGAATGGCGCGGCGCGGGACATCGCGCTGGCGCTCGGCGTGCCGCCCATGCTGCTGGGTATTCCCGGTGATAATACCTACGCGAATTACCAGGAGGCGAACCGGGCGTTCTATCGGCTGACGGTGCTGCCGCTGATCAACCGTACGGCGGCGAGTTTATCGGCGTGGCTTTCGCCGCTGTTTGAGGGCGCGTTGCGGCTGGAGCCGGATCTGGATCGGATCGCGGGCTTGGCTGGCGAGCGGGATGCGTTGTGGGCAAGGGTGGGGGCTGCGATGTTTCTGAGCGATGAGGAGAAGCGGGAGGCGGTGGGGTATTAGTGGGCTGTTGCTTCATATTGAGCGGTGGTGGGTGGGGTTTACCCCCCTCTGTCCTGCCGGACATCTCCCCCTCAGGTGGGGAGATCGACTCGTGGCGACCTCTCGCACATCTTGAAGGCTGCGGAGTGATGGGGATCATGCGCCCAGCCGATCTCCCTCCTTGTGGGGGAGATGTCCGGCAGGACAGAGGGGGTGAGCCACGAGCACGAGGTTATCGAATTTCTCTCGCTTTCGCGACGTCCAACCGTTGAACCGCTTTCTCAACAACCGGAATCCGTTTGTGAAGGTGTTCCTTCAACCGATTCCAATGACTCAAGAAATGCGCACAAAGCCGTCGTGCGGGTGCAGGGCGTCCGTCGTGCAACTCGTCCTACTCTAACCCGGAATGGTTACTCATGTCTGAATTTGCAAACGAGGGTAGCATCTGGGCTGCCCGTTTTACCGGGGCCGTGGCGGGGGCCGGTGTTTCGCTGATCTATCTGTTGCCGCAGACGCACCGCGAGGCGGCGAGCCGGTTTTTGACCGGGCTTGCCTGCGGTATGATTTTCGGCGGGCCGGTGGGGCTTTGGATCGTCCAGCGGATGGGTATCTCCGGTGGGCTTTCGAGCCAGGAGGTGATGCTGACCGGCTCGGCCGCTGCCAGCCTCTGTGCGTGGTGGGGGTTGGGCGTGATGGTGCGCGTGGCCGAGCGGTATGCGGCGCGGCCCAAACCCTGATCTGATCCGTCAAGGCACATTTCCTCAAAATCCCAGGAGAATTTCATGCACGTTTATCGCGGGCCGCGGCCTGCTACGCGCAAATTTGCCAGTCTGGAACTGCGCGGTATCGCTTTCGACGGGTCGTTTTCCGGTTATGCCAGCGTGTTTGGCGAGGTGGATCTGGGGCGTGATGTGATTGAGCGGGGCGCGTTTCGGCGCTCGCTCGAGGAGCGCGGCGCTTCCGGAATTCGCATGCTTTATCAGCACGACCCCGCACAACCCATCGGCGCATGGCGGACCATTCGTGAGGATGAGCGCGGGCTTTACGTCGAGGGGGTGCTGGCGCCTGACGTGGCGCGGGCGAAGGAGGTGCATTCGTTGATGAAGACGGGTGCGCTGGACGGGCTTTCCATTGGTTTCCAGACCGTGCGGGCGGGCAAGGCATCCCGTGGTGGTGTGCGGCGTATTCTGGAGGCCGATCTCTGGGAAATCTCCGTCGTGACCTTTCCCATGCTGCCATCTGCGCGGGTTTCCAACGTCAAGCAGGCGAGGTTCTTTCGCGACCGGGAGACGGAACTGGTGCGAACGATGCGCCTGGCGGCGAAGAGTTTGGCGGGTGGGGTGTTTCGGCGGTGAGAGGGCTTTTGAGGCTCGCGCCTCCCCTCCGTCATACCGACCTTGAGCCGGTATCCAGTCCGGCGCGTCTGCGGCGGGAAAGACTCTTTTGCGTCGCAGACGCGACGCTGCTGGGCCCCGGATCAGGTCCGGGGTGACGGAGAACAAGAGCAGTCTCCCCGCCAAAAAATCAACAACAATCAACAGAGGAAAACCACATGACGGAACAGACTTCCATTCACACCGTGGCACCGCAGATCAAGGCCGTGCCGGATACGATGACGGCGGCGTTTGATGATTTTATGGAGGCATTCGAGGCCTTCAGGGAGACCAATGACGAGCGGTTGGGGGATATCGAGCGCAAGATGGGCGCAGATGTGCTGACCCGCGAAAAGCTTGATCGCATCGACAAGGCGCTGGACGACAATAAAAAGGCGATGGACGAGCTTTCGCTGAAGAAGGCGCGGCCTGCGCTGGGGCGCAGGGGTGCGGCCAACGCGGAAACGGAGGAGCACAAGGCGGCGTTCGAGGCCTATATTAGCCGGGGTGACGAGGGCGCGCTGCGCGATCTGGAGGCCAAGGCGTTTTCTGGCAGTGCCGGCGCGGATGGCGGGTATCTGCTGCCCAACGAGACAGACAGCGATATCGGCAGGCGCATGGCGGTGGTGTCTCCGATGCGCGCACTTTCCACCGTGCGGCAGGTTTCCGGCTCCGTACTGAAAAAACCGTTTGCGCCGAGCGGCATGGCCACCGGCTGGGTTTCCGAGACTGCGGCGCGACCGCAGACCAACACGCCGCAGCTTTCCGAACTGACCTTTCCGACCATGGAGCTTTACGCCATGCCGGCGGCCACGCAAGGTTTGCTGGACGATGCGGCTGTCGATATCGAGGCGTGGATTGCATCTGAAGTGGATGTGGCTTTTGCCGAGCAGGAGGGCACGGCCTTCATTTCCGGCGATGGCGTGAACAAGCCGAAGGGTCTGCTGGCCTATGACACGGTGGCGAATTCGGCCTGGGAGTGGGGCAAGATCGGCTATGTGGCGACGGGGGCTGCCGGTGCGTTTGCCTCTTCCGGGCCACTGGATGTGCTGATCGACACGGTCTATTCGCTCAAAGCCGGGCATCGACAGAATGGCAGCTTCCTGATGAACCGCAAGACGCAGTCGACCTTGCGCCGGGCGAAGGACAACACAGGCAACTATCTGTGGCAGCCGCCTGCTTCTGCCGGGCAAGCGGCGCTGTTGATGGGCTTTCCGGTGGCCGAGGCCGAGGACATGCCGGATGTGGCGGCGGGCAGCACCGCGATTGCGTTTGGTGATTTCCGCGCGGGGTATCTAGTGGTGGACCGCACGGGCATTCGCATTCTGCGCGACCCTTATTCGGCCAAGCCGTATGTGCTGTTTTATACGACCAAGCGTGTTGGCGGTGGAGTGCAGAACTTTGAGGCGGTGAAGCTGGTGAAGTTTGCGGCGAGTTGAGAACTCGGTTCTTCATCTTGATGTCGTCATGCCGGAGGTTTCCGGCATGACGGAAGACGAACAAAAGCGTCATTGCTTGTGGCACACCCCCCTCTGTCCTGCCGGACATCTCCCCCACAAGGAGGGAGATCGGCCAGACGCGTGATCCCCACTCTATCCACAGCCTTTGAGATGGGCGAGAGGTCTCAACGGGTCGATCTCCCCACCTGTGGGGGAGATGTCCGGCAGGACAGAGGGGGGTGAGCCACGGGCGCTGACAGAAAATAGTTGTTGCTGCAACACCCCAATTCCCCGGAGACACCATGACCTATGCCACACTGACCCCGCCGCTGGCGGAGGCGTTGACGCTTGCCGATGTGAAGGCGCATTTGCGGCTGGATGGCGCGGATGAGGATGCGCTGCTGGCAGCGCTGATCACCACCGCGCGCGAGCATCTGGAACGCCATAGGGGCCTGTGCCTGATGCGCCAGAGCTTTCGGCTGTATCTCGACGACTGGCCTGACAACGGCGTGATTCAGATTGCCAAGGGACCGGTGCAAGCCATCGAAACGATTCTGGTTTTCGATGATGCGGGCGACCCGACCGATATCACCGACACGGACAAGCTGCTGGACGGGCAGGCGCGACCGGCGCGGCTGTGGCTGCGTCAGCCGCCTGCGCCCGGGCAGCCGCTGAACGGCATCGAGATCGATTTTACCGCAGGCTTTGGCGAAAGCGGCGCGGATGTGCCCGATACGCTGAAGCGGGCGATGTTGATCCATATTGCCCATATGTTTGCGTTTCGCGGCGCGGTTTCGCCTGCCGACCAGCCCGCAGGTGTGCCAGCGGGTTACGAGCGGCTGATTGCACCGTTTCGCCGTGTGGGGTTGTGAGCGATGAACCTGACCTTTCTCGATCCCGGCCAACTGACGGCGCGGCTGGAGCTGGAGGCACCGGAAGAGGTGTCGGATGGGCAGGGTGGTGTGACGGCGGGTTGGCGTCCGCTACGCTCGCTCTGGGCGGCTATCGAGCCGGTTTCGCAAGGGGCTTACGAGCGCGCCTCTGCCGATGGCGTGGCGATCACGCATCGCATCTGGGCCGGGTTTCGAACTGATGTTGTGGCCGGCATGCGGCTGCGCAAAGGCGCGCGGGTCTTTGCGGTGAAATCGGTCATCGACCCCGATGAGACGGGTCGCTTTATCGTGTGCCGCTGCGAGGAGGAAAGCCGATGAGGGCAGCCAATGCGCTGTTGCAGGCGGTTCATACGCGTCTTGTCGGCGATGCCGAACTGTTGGGCATGGTGGGGAGCGGCGGCATTATCGACCGGCTGCTGCCAAGGCCGGTTTTGCCTTGCGTGGCCTATGGCGAAATGGACAGCCGCGATTATTCCACCGCTTCGGAACGCGGCGAAGAGCATTTCCTGACCATCGAAGTGTGGAGCGAGGAGGGCGGGCGAAAGCTGGCGCAGGACATCGCTGTGCGCATTCTGGCCCTGCTCGACGACGCGCCGCTGGTGCTGGGCGGGGGCATTGCGCTGGTGAGCTTGTTTTACCGCAACAGCCGATCTGTGCGGCAGGCGAAGACGAAGCAATTTTTGACGGAAATACGGTTTCGGGCGGTGACGGAGTAGGGCGCGGGTGGCTGCGGCGGTTATCTCTCCCCTTGTGGGAGAGAAAGCGATTTCAACATCTTAGCCAGAGGCTAAGTGTTAGAAATCGCAAGTGAGGGGTTTTTCTCGGCGCAAGCGGCGGACCCCTCACCTAAAAAATCTACGACTTAGCTGATGCTAAGATCGTGATTTTCTGTCCTCTCCCACAGGGGGAGAGGTAACCCGCCGCGCCGTCTCACATCTCATTTTTAGTATGTGAAAGGACAGACCATGGTGGCGCAGAAGGGGAAAGACCTGCTGCTGAAGATCGATAATGGCGGGGCATTCGTGACCGTTGCCGGGCTGCGCACGAAGCGGTTGGCGTTTAACGCCGAAAGCGTTGACGTGACGGATGCGGAAAGCGCCGGGCGCTGGCGGGAATTGCTGGCGGGGGCTGGTATCCAGCGGGCCGGACTGACGGCATCGGGTATCTTCAAGGACCAGCAAAGTGACGCGCTGGTGCGCGGGCAGTTTTTTGCCGGTGCCATTCCCGGCTGGCAGATCGTGATCCCGGATTTCGGCATAGTTACAGGACTGTTTCAAATTACCGCGCTGGAATATTCCGGGCGGCATGATGGCGAGGTGCAGTTCGAGATCGCGCTGGAATCGGCGGGTGCCATTACGTTTGGAGCCTTGTGATGGGGGCTGCGAATTTCGGGCGGGCGAACCGCAGGCGCGGCGAGGTGGAGGCGGTGCTGGATGGCGAGCGGCGCATTCTGTGCCTGACGCTGGGTGCTCTCGCCGAACTGGAAACCGCCTTTGCCGCCGATGACCTTACGGGTTTGGCCAGCCGCTTTGCCAGCGGGCGGATGAAGGCGGCAGACATGATCCGCGTCATCGGCGCTGGGCTTCGCGGCGCGGGCAACGTGTTTTCGGATGATGATGTGGCGGCGATGAGCATCGAGAATGGAATTGCCGGCTATGCGACGATCGTGGGAGACCTCCTGACCGCGGCTTTCGCTGGAACCGGCACCGGAGGGGAGGCACCCGCTTCCCCCTGAGAGCCGCAGCGGGCGCACATGCCTCGCAGGACGCAAGGCCCTTTCCCTGGGGGCAGGTGATCCATGCGGGCCTGAGCCTGCTGCGGCTTTCTCCAACGGTTTTCTGGGCGCTGACGCCGGTAGAGTTTTTTGCCATGACAGGCGGGATGAGGCCGCAGCGTGGCGGGTTGGATCGTGGTGGGCTGGAGGGATTGATGCGGGCTTTTCCGGATGGGTGATCAGGGCTTGGCCGCTTTTTTCGGGCGGCCACCTTTTGCGCCGTTGGCGCGGCTGGCGGCAGCTTTGGTGGGCGATCGGCTCTTTCCGCCACGGCTTTGTGCCTCCATGAAGGCCCTGCTACCGAATATGCCGCTCATTAGGCCGGTGACGGTATAATCGACATCGAGGCTTTCCCAATGAAGGCCGGTTTCGCCCAATAACTCGACCTCAGCAAGTTGGGCCGCTGTTGCCAGTTCCAACCCCTCCACCGCGTGGGCCGGAAACATGAAGGATGCACCATTGGTGAAATCCACAATGACCCGTTCCGAAGCGGAATCGAAGCGAACCGCGTTCGGGACCGGACGCTCCGCCCGCTCGTCACTCCAGCGCTTTTTTGCCTGTGCAAGATCCTGATCGCTGATCTCAACCATGATATTTCCTCCAGGTCTCGAGAAAGAGTTGCTAGTGTTCTTCGATCACGTCTACCGCTCGTCGCACATCCCGGTCTGACATGCCGCCTTGCGTGATAACATTGAGATTGACGATATCAATGCGGCTTTCGCCTTCGCCGTAGACATGGGCGTGAGGTGGCTCGTGATCTGCCGTGTAGATGACGAAACGCATTCCATGCTGGCGAAGAACTCTAACCATTTCATAAATAACCTAACTTCTTGGGTTTTTCAAGCGGCGTGGCAATTGCTGCGTTATTCCAATCCCCTAGCTTCCCAAATTGAATCAGAAAGGCAAGGCCGATGGTTGATGAGACGAGTTTTGCCGACCAGCGTGATGAGGCGCAGGCTTTGGCTGAGGTGATGGACGATCTGGAGCGGCGGTCGCAGCGGTTTGGCTCGGCGCTGACGTCTGCGTTGCAGGCGGCGACCACTGGCGGCAAGGGGCTGGATAGCGTGTTGCAGGGACTTGGGACGCGGCTTTCCAATATTGCGCTGTCTGCCGGATTGAAGCCGCTGGAGAACATGCTGTCATCTGCGGTGAGCAGCCTTACGTTAGGGGCGGGATCGCTGTTTGCCTTTGCCAATGGAGGTGTGCCGGGGCGGGTGACGCCGTTTGCGAATGGCGGGGTGGTATCGAGCCCGACGTTTTTTCCCATGGGTGGTGATATGGGCCTGATGGGCGAGGCGGGGAGCGAGGCGATTTTGCCGCTGAAGCGCGGGGCGGATGGGTCGCTGGGCGTGGCTGCTGCCGGTGGTGGTGGGGGCACGCAGATCGTGTTCAATGTGACGGCGAGCGACGCGGCGAGTTTTCGGCGCAGCGAGGGGCAGATTTCGGCGATGCTGGCGCGGAGCGTGGGGCGTGGGCAGCGGGGTTTGTAGTTTGGCGGCGGCGGGTGTGGCAGACGCTTCTTACGGTTGGCGTTGAGTTTGTGGCTCACCCCCCTCTGTCCTGCCGGACATCTCCCCCACAAGGAGGGAGATCGGCTGGGCGCTTGCTCCCCGTTCTGTCCGCAGCCGTTGAGATGGCCGAGAGGCCTCCACAAGTCGATCTCCCCACCTGTGGGGGAGATGGCCGGCAGGCCAGAGGGGGGTGAGCCGCGCCCACTGCCGCCAGCGTTTGCTCTCAAAATTTCATTTTAAATTCAGGAAAATCAGAGCCATGGCAGCATTTCATGAGGTGCGGTTTCCGCTGCGGTTGGCGTTGGGGACCAGTGGGGGGCCGGTGCGGCGGACGGATATTGTCAATTTGTCCAATGGGCGGGAGAACCGGAACCAGCGGTGGCGGAATTCTCGGCGGGCGTATGATGCGGGGTCGGGGGTGCGCTCGGTGAGTGACCTTTATGCCGCAATGGAGTTTTTCGAGGCGCGGGTTGGGCAGCTTTATGGGTTTCGGTTTCGTGATCCGGTGGACTTCCGGTCCTGCCCGCCGCTGACGACACCCACCGCCATGGATCAGCGGATCGGCACTGGCGATGGGGTGACGGCTGCATTTCCTCTGTTGAAGACCTATGCCGATGCGGGCGGAGGGTGGACGCGGACGATTGCCAAGCCGGTGGAGGGGTCGGTTCTGGTTTCGGTGAATGGTGTGGCGACGGTGAATTTTAGCACCGATTACGCGACCGGGATGGTGACATTTGCGGCGGGGCATGTGCCCGCCGCGGGGGCAGCTGTTCGGGCAGGCTTCGAGTTCGATGTGCCTGTGCGGTTCGATATCGACCGCATCGATGTGAGTCTCAGCGCCTTCGAGGCCGGACGTATTCCGTCCATTCCGCTGGTGGAGATTTTGCCATGAAGACCGTGCCTTCGGCTCTCGCTGCGCATCTTAAGGGCGAGGCGACGACGACGTGTCATTGCTGGAAGGTGAGCCTGCGCGATGGCGTTATCATGGGCTTTACCGAGCATGACGAGCCGCTGACCTTCGGCGGCGTGACCTATCTGGCCGCGAGCGGTTTTCAGGCCAGTGAAAACGATAGCGAGACGGGACTGGCAGCCAGCAGCGGCGAGGTGGCGGGCGGATTTTCCAGCGAGGCGGTGAGTGAGGCCGATCTGTCTGCCGGGCGCTTCGATGGTGCGCGGGTGGAGCTTTACCTCGTGAACTGGCAGGCACCGGAGCAGCACATTCTGCTGAAGGTGCGCGAGATTGGCGAGGTGACGCGGGCAGGCGGAGCCTTTACGGCGGAGCTGCGTAGCTTTGCGCACAGGCTGAGCCAGCCGCAGGGGCGGGTCTATGGACGGCGATGCGATGCGGCGCTGGGCGATGGCAGGTGCGGTGCCAATGTGGCGGCATTTCAGGCCAGTGGCGCAGTGGTTTCAACCGATGCGGCGGGGCGGCTGACGATGTCTGGACTATCTGCCTTTGCGGATGGGTTCTTCAAGCAAGGCAAGATGCGTTTTACCAGCGGAGCGAACAAAGACCGCAGTTTCGACCTCGATGACCACGCGCTGCGCGATGGGGTGGCGACGTTTCGGTTGTGGCTGCCGCTGGAGGTTTTGCCGCAGCAGGGAGACACGTTCACGGTGACGGCAGGGTGCGACAAGAGCTTTGTGACCTGCAAGGCGAAGTTTGCCAATCATCTGAATTTTCGAGGTTTTCCACATATGCCGGGGGCGGATTTTGCCTATTCCTATGTGACGAGCCGGACGCAACACGATGGCGGGGCGATATACCTATGAGCGATACGGGAGAACGTGTGCTGGCCGTGGCCGAAAGCTGGATCGGCACGCCCTATCGGCATCAGGCTTCCACCATTGGTGTGGGCTGCGATTGTCTGGGGCTGGTGCTCGGTATCTGGCGCGCACTGTACGGTGACGAGCCGGAATTGCCGCCGCCCTATGCGCGCGACTGGGCCGAGCGCAGTGGCGAGGACCGGCTGATGGCGGCGGCACAGCGGCATTTTCAGCCGGTTGCCAGCATGGGGGATGCGCTGCCGGGCGACATGCTGCTGTTTCGCTGGCGGCCGGAATTTGCGGCAAAGCATGTGGGTATTTTGGCGGATGGCGACCACTTCATTCATGCCTATGAGGGTGCGGCGGTACTGCGTTCGGCGCTGGTGCCTTCCTGGCGCCGGCGCATCGTCGGCGCTTTTAGATTTCCGGAGATGTGACTGATGGCAACCCTTGTTTTACAGGCGGCGGGCGCTGCCATTGGCAGCATTTTCGGGCCTGTTGGTGCGATCATCGGCCGGGCGGCGGGGGCGTTAGCCGGGAGTGCGGTCGATAATGCGCTGTTGTCCTCATCGAAGACCGTCAGCGGTGCGCGGCTTTCCACGGCGCGTATTCCCGGTGCCGAGGAGGGGGCGGCGATTGCGCGGGCCTATGGCACGGTGCGCATCGGCGGCACGTTGATCTGGGCAACGCGGTTTGAGGAAAGTGTGACGCGGGAACGGCAGGGCGGCAAGAGCACGGGTGCCGGCACGACGACGGTGGAAACCTTCAGCTATTTCGCCAATATCGCGATCGGTCTTTGCGAGGGTGAGACGGCGATGGTGCGGCGCGTTTGGGCCGACGGGCAGGAGCTGGACCTGACCGGCATCGAAATGCGGTTTTACTCCGGCAGCGAGACGCAGCTTCCTGACCCGCTGATCGAGGCGAAGCAGGGAACGGGACATGCGCCGGCCTATCGTGGCCTGTCCTATGTGGTGTTCGAGCGCTTGCCGCTGGACGGTTTCGGCAATCGTATTCCGCTGTTGCAGTTCGAGGTCGTCAGGCCCATTGGCAGGCTGGAGGGACAAATCCGCGCGGTGACGGTGATACCCGGTGCCACCGAGCATGGTTATGCGACGGTTGCGGTGTCCGAGCGGACGGGGGCGGGCGAAAGCCGGGTGATGAACCGCCACACGCTGGCGGCGGCAACCGACTGGCAGGCTTCCATCGACGAATTGCAGGCACTGTGCCCAAACCTGGAAAGCGTGGCGCTGGTGGTGACGTGGTTCGGCACCGATATGCGCGCCGGGGAATGCCATGTTTTACCGGGCGTGGAGGTGGGCTATCGCGACCGAGAAAGCGCCACATGGTCTGTCGCGGGCATGGGGCGCGGGCAGGTACGGCTGGTGAGCCAGCGCGATGGCGGCCCGGCCTATGGCGGCACGCCAAGCGATACGAGCGTGTTGCAGGCGATTGCCGATCTGAAGGCGCGGGGCTTGAGAGTGTGCCTCTATCCCTTTGTTATGATGGATATTCCCGCAGGCAGTAGTCTGCCGGACCCCTATGGCAATTTGCAACAGGATGCCTATGGCTGGCGTGGCAAGATTACTTGCCATCCAGCAGCGGGGCAGGCAGGGAGCGTAGACCGGACGTCTGCGGCGCGCACGCAAATCTCGACCTTCTGCAACCGCACCGATGGGTATCGTCGCATGGTGCTGCATTATGCGGTGCTGGCGAAGCAGGCGGGCGGGGTGGATGCGTTTTTGATCGGTTCCGAACTGCGCGGGTTGACGCGGGTGCGGGATCAGGCCGGGGCGTTTCCCTTCGTGGAGGAGCTGGTGCGGCTGGCGGGCGATGTGCGCGGGATGCTGGGCGCTGCGACGAAGTTGACCTATGCCGCCGACTGGAGCGAATATTTCGGTTATCACCCGGCGGATGGGTCGGGCGACGTGTTTTTCAATCTCGATGCGCTATGGGCGAGCCCGCATATCGATGCCGTGGGCATCGACAATTATATGCCGCTGTCCGACTGGCGCGACGAGGATGTGCTTGATGGTAACCCGGATGGGTTCGGGGGAACCGACGATGCGGCGGGGTTTGGCCGTAGCATCGAAGGCGGTGAGGGGTTCGACTGGTATTATGCTGATGATGCAGACCGCGCGAGCCGCAAGCGCAGCGCGATTTCTGACGGGTTGAAGGGCAAGCACTGGGTCTATCGCAACAAGGATTTGCGCGGCTGGTGGGGCAACCGGCATTATGACCGGGTGGGCGGCGCGGAACTGGCATCACCGAGCGCCTGGGTGCCCGGCATGAAGCCCCTGTGGTTCACCGAGTTGGGGTGCCCCGCGATCGACAAGGGCGCGAACCGGCCCAACACCTTCATCGACCCGAAATCATCCGAAAGCGCTTATCCCTATTTTTCGAGCCGCATGCGGGCAGACAGCCAGCAGCGGCGGTTTCTGGAGGCGCATCATGACCATTGGGCGGGTGGTTCGGCGCTGGCGGGGATGGTCGACCCTGACAGGATTTTCGTGTGGACGTGGGATGCGCGGCCATATCCAGCGTTTCCACAGGACACGGCGGCGTGGAGCGATGGCAGCAATTGGCGCACGGGACACTGGCTGAATGGCAGGCTTGGCGCGACCACCTTGGCCGATCTGATTGCGGCGGTGCTTGGTGATCATGGATTTGCGGATTTCGATGTGTCTGCCGTAACAGGCGATGTGGGCGGGTATGCGCAGGGCGATGTGACGGCAGCGCGCAGCCTGCTGGAGCCGCTGCTGGAAGCCTTTCAGGTGGATGTGATCGAGGACGGGGCGACACTTCGGTTTGTCTCACGCGGACGGGCGGCGGCGAAGACGACGATGATGTCTGCTTTCGCCGATATCGAGGACACGGCGCTGTGGTCTGAGGCACGCGGCCATGAGAGCGATTTCGCAGCGGAGGCGGTGCTGACGGCGTTCAACCCGGCGTTGGATTACGACCAGGCGAGTGTGCGTTCAAGGCGTATCGACCATGCTGGTAACCGGGTGCTGCGCTATGATCTGGGCGCGGTCCTGGCGCAGGAAACGGCGCAGAATGCGGTGGAAGCGCTGTTGCGTGATAACCGGCTGGCGCGGCGAACAGTGCGCTTTTCGATTGCGCCGAGCGAGATTGCGCTCGACCCTGGCGACTGCGTGCAGCTTGAGGGTGGCCCGAGTGGGCGATTTCTGGTGAGCCGGATCGAGGACGGGGATGTCAGACGCATCGAGGCGCGGGAGTTTGCGCCTGCAGCCGTCGCGCTTTCCGGCGATGCGGAGACACCGCGCGCTGGCGGCGGGGGCGCTTCCAGTGGGTTCGACCCGGACATCGTGCTGATGGACTTGCCGCGTTACGAAGCCGGTGAGGCGCAGGGCTTTGCCCGGGTCGCGGCCTTGGCCAGGCCTTGGCGGCGCATGGCACTGTCCGTTTCGGCTGGAACCGAAGGCTACGAGGCGCGGGCGTTGCTGGACCAACCCGCAAAGATCGGCGCGCTTGCGAGCGCTGTGCCGAGGGGTTTTGCAGGGCGGTTCAATGTGGCTGGCGCAATCGAGATCACACTGCCGTATGGCGATCTGGCCTCGGCTTCGGATCTGGCGGTGCTGAATGGGGCAAACCGGATTGCCATTCGCTGTGCGGGTGGTGCGTGGGAGATTGCGGCTTTCGCCGGGGCGGAGGAGGTTTCGGCCAATCGCTGGCGGTTGTCGCGGCTGTTGCGCGGGCTTGCGGGCACCGAGGACGCGATGGCGACAGGTGCTATCGAGGGAGCGGAGGTGGTGGTGCTGGATGCGGGCGTGGTGCCGATGGGGCTGCGCGCAGACGAGCGTGGATTGCAGCTGAACTGGATCATAGAGGCGGCCGGAGCGCAAATTTCGAGCGTCGGGCCGTTCGCCTTTGCGGGGGGGCTGCGGGCGGAAACGCCCCTAGCACCGGTGCATTTGCGCGGCGTGCGTGGGACGCAAGGCGTGCGCCTGACATGGGTGCGGCGCGGGCGCGTGGAGGCGGATGGATGGGACGCTGCCGATATTCCGCTCGATGAGGTGGCCGAGCGTTACCGCGTAGAAATCCTGTCCGGCGAGGTGGTGCGGCGAACAATCGAGGTGAGCGAGACAGCTTGCCTTTATGCCACGAGCGACGAGGTGACCGATTTCGGCGCGGCGCAGGCAACGCTTTCGGTCCGGGTGCGCCAGCTTGGGCGGGCGGTGCCGTTGGGGATCCCGGCGAGCGCGACCCTGAAGCTTTAAACTTCACAATGACGTCAACTGAGAAAGGGTGAAATATGGATACTGTAAAGGCTTGGTATCAATCGAAAACCGTATGGGGCGCGCTGATCGCGGTGCTGGCACCGCTGTTGCAGGTGGTGGGTTTGAACCTGCCGGCGGGGTTTGAGGGTGAGCTTGCGGAGGGGCTGACGACGGTGGCCGGTGGTATCGGCGGGCTGATCGCGCTCTACGGGCGGTTGTCTGCGACGAGTGCGATCAGGTAG